TGGTTATCTTTTTGAATATCCATTACTTTTACGTTCATGTTAATTGTTAAGGTGTTACTATCAATTGAACTATCAATTACATCGCACCAAACTAAAGGATATTGCTCTTGTTCACTAGCTGAAATATCCGTTACCTCACCAAAGTTAAATCCGTTTACTTGAGCGTGGCTTGTTGCTATTGTTTGAAGTAAGTCGATTATCTGATTTAGTGTGTAGAACTGCATTTTCTTTTATGAATTTTTGTAATTTTTCTTCGTTTTTTATTTTTGTTTTCATTTAGCAAAAAGTACATGGTTGTGTTAGTTCTCTTGGTTCGATTTTAATTCCTCTAAAATTATAATTGCCCATACAGCACCCATCGCCACCCAAAACTAAACCGCTGTTATAATTAGTTCTTTGTGGGAATATAGTATCTATGCCAACGCCTGTTTGAGTTAAATATAAAGGGTAAGTAGTTGTATTAGCTAGTAAAAATTTAGTTAATCTTTCGGCATATACTTGGGCTTTGTTCCTAGCTTCTTCCATTAAGTCCCTAATTTCACTCATGTTAGCTGGCTGCATATTATCGGCATTTTGAACTCCAACCGACTTATTAAAGTATTTATAATTCATTGATAATGGTAATTCAACTTGCATATACCAAATCATCGTATTTGTAATGTAGTTATCAATTAAATTCTTATTAGCAACACTAACTGTATTAGCTGCTATTTGTGTCTTTAACTCATTATATAAACTAGTCCCCAAAATAGGAAGGATATAAAACTCTTGCACCTCAACAATAGTAGGTGTTACAATTTTCATGTCCACATTTTCCTGAAGGACTGAACGCTGCTTTAATGTTTGCTCACTTAAAAATAATACTTGTGCTGCCATTACTTTCTTTTAATTAATTCTTGAACCCAAATATGCCTGCAATAAGGTAAATTTACATCTTGTTTAGGGTCATGATACCAACCGCCACGCCTGCGAAATGCATCATAGTTAGGTATGTTATAAACTTGACCTAAGTCACGACCTATATTTTCAATGTCTTCACGACTAAAGTAACGTGGATTAGCCATCATAGCAGCGCAAAAGTCTCTACTTTCACCAATCAAAGCAGGTGCATCACTTCGCAAAGTGTACTTATAACGAATAAACAACTCACTAAAGCTAGGTACGTTCTTATTTTCGCCTTTATTAGTTATAACTAAATTCTTATCAATTAAACCATCAGCAATAAGTGTTTCTAAAGCATCAGTAATTTTAGTTTTATCAACCTTTAAAACCTTTGTTAAGTCTTCAATATTTATTTCAGGTGTCTTTTTTATAATGTCTAAAATACCTTGCTCTAATTTGCTAATAAAATCTTGTTTACCAAACATTATCTTTTTAGTTTTTATAACTGTAAAGTTTTCAGCTGGCTCACCATACTTGCTGAATGTTTCAAAGTCGATTAAGTCCTTTGTTTGTTTGCTAAAACTAAATCCACTAGGTGCAGTTACATCGGCACTTGGTGCTAATAAATCGCCACCTTGTAAACCCTCTTTGCCTATGATTGCACGCACCTCGTTTGGTGTTAATTGGTTTAATACTTTTGTTGCAACTAATGGACTTAATGCGCCCAAACTATCAGCTACATTTGATATTACATTTGTAACCTCTAATGGCTTGCGACCTATCACTTCTCTTAATTCATCCTTAGTTAAAATTTGTGATAATGTAGCTTCACTAAAACTAGGCATGATAGGTTCTAACTGCTTAATTTTTAACTTGCCTTTTACAGGTGCAAAAATATTAAATATTTGCTCTTGCACCTCTTGTTTTGGTGCTACATAAGTATTTGTAAATAAATTAAAGGCATCAATCATTTCAGCACGTCCACCTAATTGACCTTGCACCCTTACACCAAAAATCATTGGTGAAGTAATCTTATGTCCGACAAATATTTCTTGCTGAATAGTATCGTTTAAAGCATTGTATTTATCTTGAAAATTACCACTATCTAAGTCTTGAATAATAGCTACTCTATCTTTGTCATCTGCAAAGTCAATTACTATTTGACCTGCGCCATCAGTAGGCATAAACTGCTTATTCAATCGCCTTTTAGTAGCTTGCATTTCATCATCTGAAGGAACACCATTGACAAACGTAACCATCTTGCTACCTTTGAAAGAGTTTTGTATTTCAGCACGATGAAAGTTAGCTATTTCAGCATCGGTAATAATAGCAGGAACTGCACCAATATATTCGGGTAGTGTATAAGTTTTTAAGTTTGGTCTATACGACTTATAATAATAAATACTTTCTGCTTGGCTTTTATTAGGGTCAAATGCAGGATAAGTTTTATATTCAGGTCTTGAATTTTCATCGCCACTTTCATTTAACCATTCGGTACTATGGTAAAACTCCGTATTATCTTCGTTGCTCCTTATATCGCAGTAATCTAAATGAAATATTTGTACTCCTTTTTTTCCTTTTGTTCCAACAACTTTTAAATAGCAACCTCCAAATAATTCATTATCTAAAATCGTTTTTTTTGCTATGTCGTTAAGTGTTTCGTATTGGTTAGGATTGTCAATGAAAGCCTGCAATGCAGCTATTTCATTGCCTTGCATTTCTGATTGGTCAAATATCCAACCTTTGCCAGCTATGTATAGTTGTTTGCTAGTTATAATAGCATTGTGTTTTGCGCTACGATTGAACAATAAAACTAAGTATTGAGGATAGTTGTTTTCTTCGCCATACTTCACCCAATCCTTTTGTTTTTGCTCAACAAATTGAGGGACTTTATCATTGGTAAATTTAAGCGTTATTATATTGTTTTTATAACTCATTATGCTAAAATTTGAAATGAAATTATTGGGTTTGTAGGGTTAGTAGTAAACCCATCATTTACTGATATTTTTATAGCACCAGTTACACATGTTACACTAACTAGTGAACAATATCCTCCATCATAATCGCTTTGAACATTAACACTAACTTTTGAAGCAAGAGCTCCAGAATTTATTAAAGAATTATTTATAACATAATCAGTAAAGTCAGGTGCTAAAGCGCAAGGGGCTGTAAAAGTAGCTACTCCACTTTTTGCGTTTATTGTTACGCTAGTAACTCCTGTTGCTGTATTCGCTGCGTTAAAAGCGTTTGTGTTTACAACTGTTTTGATTTCGTTTGCATCTGCTGCTGTAAACGTGTCGCCTGTTGCTTTTGTTGCGTATGTTATTAATGCCATAATTTATGTTAAAATAAAAGGTAATATGTAAGTGAAATTATTATTTAAAGGGTCAGGCTGATAAACTATATTTGTGTCATATTGAACTTCATATTTTGCATATTCTTTTGCATCAAATACTACATCAACAATTCCAACCTCAACCGTTTTAACTATGTTTTCAATAGCATCAGATGCACTTGAAAGCCCTGATGTATTAGCTAAATTAGTTTGGTATATTTCATAGTCATACCTACCTTCAAGTCCTAATGTTATTTCTCCATTTAATGTGTTAGCATTGTTTTTTTCAGTTAACAAAAACTTATTATAACGCTGCTTAAATTGACTTGTGTCAGAACTAATAAACCAATAAGCAACATTTGATGTTTGATTGGTAAACTTAAACAAATAAATAGGATTAGAAACAGTTGATTTTTCAGTCAATGTAACCGTTAAAGTATTCGCATTATCTTTTATAACTCTTAACACTAACAATAAATATAAAAAATAAAAAAGTTTGCTAAAACAAAAAAGCCAACTAAAATTAATCAGTTGGCTTTTGTTTAAAAAGTTAGTGAACTAAACTAATAATGCTGCGATAATTGCAGGGTCAACCTCTTGTGAAAAAGTTTTTTCCATGCCTGCAAAATTCAAAGTATATCCATTAAATTCGTTTAGTGCAGCCCCCGAAGTTCCTGTACCTCCCGTACATTCCATTCCAAATGAACTACCGAATAAAAAGTATTGACCGCTCTTCATTTCAACAATTATCGAAGTTCTATTTTTGATAATTTGTTGTAACTTAAATTGCGTTTGATAGTTCATTGATAAGAACGTAGCCGCTATGGTTTGCTCATATCCTACTGTTCCTATCTTAGGGTCACTCTGAATGTTATTAGTGGTGCTGTTTGCTCCTCTAGGCTCTAAAGCATAGAGAAAATATTTCTTACCTGCTGCCTTTGTTATTCCTGTTACATAACCACTTGCATTTTCAGTAACCGCAGTTATGTTTGCTTGCTCTGTTATGTATAAATTTTTGATACCGCCTACTGTGTCCTTACAGTCTAGCGCATATCCTGCTACTATTGCACATGCCATGTTTTTAAAAGGTTTTTAAAGGGGGCTTTTACACCCCCGAGTGACTATAATGTGAACTTAACAATTTCAGCAACTTGCGAAACTTGAACACCCATTTTAAAGCGATATTTAAAACGAACTAAATCAAAGTCTTCAGAGAACCAGAACTTAAAGTCATTTGTTGCTTCATCCTCTAAATCTACACCTAAGAACATGTTAGCATCACGCAAAGCGTAGATTGCATTAACGTTATTAAGTCCTGGAGTTGATACAACAGTTACGTTAGTACCGTGTATTTTCATTTCGCCTAAAGCGTTATCAGTTGCAATGAAATTGAATAGATTTGCGTTTGTTAAAGCTAATTGGTATAATCTGAAAATATGAGTACCTACATTAACTCTTAAATCTGCTTTATCAAGTATTTCAATTGGAATAGCTGAATAAACCGCTTGCATTACGCTAATTATGTTTGAAGCGTTTATCGCTGTTACTGGTGTACCAATAAACGCTGCTGCATTAGCTTGTACTGTTCCACTTGCTGCATTGATAATCTTAACTAAACCATCAAATTTGTTCAATTGTGAATCACCTGCAGTTGTATCACCTTGCCAAATTGCTTTTTCAGTATCTTCTTTTGTTTTGCCTAAAATAGTTTCAACAAAAGCCGCATCAATTCCGCCCGGTAAAGCATCGTAGTTACTACCTGGTGAAAGTAACAATTGAGTGTATTTAGTTTCTAACTCATTCATACACCATTCTTTGTTTACCTTTACTCTGCCAACTGTTAATACTCTAGTAGAAATAGTAGTGTCGCCACTTGCAGTAAACCCACAAGCATTGCCATTTTGCCAAATTAAGGCGTCAGATAATGAAGGAACTTGAACTGTAGATTTAGTTCCTATTAATTTTTGCATTCTAGCTGCTGTTTTCGGCTCAAAGAATGAGCGTGTAATCAACATGTTTTCATTTGTCTTGGTATATGCTTCAAGACTTGTTACATTAAAAGCCATTGTTATTTATTTTTGTTTTTTTTAGTTTTGATTTGTGAATTTCTTATATGCTGCCATCATTTCAACTGCTGACTTCTTTCCTGCAGCTTTGCTGAATGTTGATTGCTTTGGTTTCTCTACTGCTACTGCAGGCTCTTCGGCAATTTCATCAACGAT